ATGCAGAAAGAGGTTGCTCGTTATACAAAAGAATCTATCGATAAGAAGAGAGCATACGGTGAGTTAGGTCATCCAGATGGTCCTACAGTAAATCTTGACCGTGTATCTCATATGATTGTTGGTCTCAAAGAAGACGGCGACAACTATATCGGTAGAGCAAAAATACTTGATACACCTATGGGTCGTATTGTAAAAGAACTTATTGACGAGGGTGCGAGCTTAGGCGTTAGCTCTCGTGGATTGGGTTCACTCAAAGAAAGAAACGGTGTCAATGAAGTGCAAGAAGACTTCATGTTAGCTACTGCTGCTGACATTGTTGCCGATCCTTCAGCCCCTGATGCTTATGTTCAAGGTATCATGGAGAATAAAGAGTGGACATTTGTGAACGGTATTTGGCAAGAGAAAGAACTAGAAGAATCAAAGGCTATGATTAGAGCTGCAAGTACTAAAGAACTTGAAGCTGTTAAACTGCAAGTATTTGAAAACTTCTTATCCAAGTTATCGAAAATTTAATTTTTATAAATATATATCAGAACATAGTAATACAACCGAAATAGGAGAATAAACATGGGTGTAGAATCCAAAATCCGAGAGCTTATGGAAGGCGCTGCAAATCGTCCTAAAGATAAGCAACAAGGTGATGCTTCTAATCCTACTCAAGGTAGCTCAAACGCCAATCCTGAAATGCAAGACCTTAGTGGTACTGGCAATGCAGAAGGCGGCTTGACTTCACCTGTAGGCAAAGCAGCAGCAGGCAAAGAGTCTAAAGATGGTACACTACCTAAGGGTAACGGTGCTAAAGAAGCTCCTTCAAACTTCACTAACGATAAGCCAAGCGAAACTGATGTAATGAAAAAAGCATCTGCTGGTAATGTTGCTAAAGAAGAAGTTGAAGCTGATGAAGCAGAAGAAGTTATCGCTGAAGATGAAGTAGTTGCAGAAGACGCTGAAGAGATCGTTGAAGAAGAGGAAGTTTCTGTAGAAGAAGCAGCTCTTTTCGAAGCTGATCTTAAAGCACTTTTTGCAGACGAAGAGCATCTCACAGAAGAATTCAAAGTAAAAGCGGCAGAAGTATTCGAAGCTGTTGTTACTTCACGAGTTAGTGCTGAAATTGCACAAATTGAAGAAGAGCTAACTGAAGCTGCAAACGTAGAGTTTGAATCGCAGTTAGAGCAAATGGTAGAAAACATTGATAAGTACCTCTCTTATGTTACTGAAAACTGGATGGCTGAGAATCAAATCGCTATCGAAAGTGGTATTCGTACAGAAGTAACCGAGTCATTTATCAAAGGACTACAGCAAGTATTCTCAGAGCATTACATTGAAGTACCTGAAGAAAAGTATGATGTGATGACTGAAATGCAAACTCAGATTGATGAGCTTACTGCAAAGCTAGACGAGCAAGTTGAGTCTAACATTGCAATCAAAGAAGAAGCTATCACATTGAAGAAGCAAGCAGTATTTGCTAAGATCTCAGAAGGCTTAGCGGCTACTGAGGCAGAAAAATTTGCAACATTAGTCGAAGACATTACTTATACAGGTATGGATTCATATGAGCAAAAACTTCAAGTCGTTAAAGAAAACTATTCCCCGAAAGAGAATGTAGTTACTGAAGCTAAACTTGAGGACACATTTGAAGCAGCCGACGAAGTAACTACTGGAGTTATGTCTAAGTATGCTCAAGCAATTTCAAAATCAACTAAGTTCTAATATTAATTTTTTATAAATAGTACTGTTATTATAAAAACAAAACTGAAACAACAAGGAGACTTAAATGTATCTTTCAGAGCAAATTGAGAGCAAGTGGGCACCAGTCCTCGAACACGCCGATCTGTCACCTATTACAGATCCGTACAAGAAAGCTGTAACTGCTGTAGTTCTCGAAAACCAAGAACGTGCCTTACGTGAAGAGCAAGGCATCATGGAAGCAACTCATGCTAACCAAACTGGTAGCAGTGTTGACAACTACGACCCAATCCTCATCAGCCTTGTCCGTCGTGCGCTGCCTAACTTG